GGGCACTGGTGTGTTGGGCTTTGACGAGATCAACATGTCTCAGTCTATCAAGCAGTTCACAACTGGCTCACGTACTGCTACTGGCGGCACTTTGTCTGCTTCTGTGTCTGCACAAGGCGCAACTACTATCGCTATCACTGGCGCTGGTAACGCAGGTACTGTGAAAATCGGTGACGTGTTCACTGTTGCTGGCTGCTACGCTGTTAACCCACAAACTCGTGAATCTACCGGTTCCTTGTTCCAGTTCGTTGCTACTGCAAACGTGACTTTGGGTTCAAGCGGCGAAGGCAACATCACTGTTGCTCCTATCTACACTTCTACTAACGCTTTGGCCACCGTGGACAGCTTCCCTGCTTCCGGCGCTGCTGTCGTGTTCGTGGGTGCAGCTTCTAGCCAGTACGCTCAAAACTTGGTTTACCACAAGGATGCCATCACCTTCGCAACTGCTGACTTGTTGTTGCCACAAGGTGTTGACATGGCTGCTCGTGCCGTTCACAACGGTATCAGCTTGCGTGTGGTTCGCCAGTACGACATCAACAACGACCGTATGCCTTGCCGTATTGACGTTTTGTATGGCTACAACACAATCCGCCCACAAATGGCTGTTCGCCTCTGGGGTTAATTGATTGGGGCTTCGGCCCCTATCTTTGTTCTTAACATTGAAAGGAAATTATCATGGCTTTACCTAATGGCGCAGGCGGTTACCAAGTTGGTGACGGTAATCTGACAGAAGCACAACTGACCGTTCAAACGGTTCCCACCAGCTTGACCGCTGACACCACTTTGACTGCTGCTCAAGTTGCAGTTGGTTTGGTTGTTTGTGCAAAAGCAACTGACGCTACATTGACCGTGACTCTGCCCACAGCAGCGTTGCTCGATGCAGCTATCCCCAGTGCAAAAGTTGGTTCAGCTTTCGAGTTGACCATCTGCAATAACAACAACAGCGGCGCTTCGTCTACTGTTCCTGTTACTGCTGGCACTGGTATTACCATCTTTGGCTCTGTTACTGTCCCACGTTTCGGTGCTTATACATACCGTTTCGTGAAGACTGGTGACGCTGCTTACTCGGCATTCTTGAAGTAAACAATGGGGGCTTCGGCCCCCGTTTTTAAGGAAACATCATGTCAAATACCAAAGCTACTGGCGTTGCATATCTGGATCCCGAATTCAGCACAATGTACGCAACCGAGGAAATCGGCTACGCTCCTGCTGCTCAAGGTACTGTGACACAGGCCACAAACAAATCCACAGCGGTAACGTTGGACAAGTCTATGGGCCGTATCACAATGAACAATGCGTCTTTGGCAACCGCCACTAACGCTACGTTCACTTTGAACAACGCTTTGATTAGCGCTAACGACACTGTGATCTTGACAATTTCTGGTGGTCAAGCGACTGCTGGTTCTTACAACGTGTTCGCCAATTCATTGACAACAGGTTCAGTCAGCATCACATTGCGTAACATTTCAGGCGGTACACTGTCTGAAGCTGTTGTGATCAACTTCTGCGTTATCCACGGCGCGGTTTAACCAAATGGGGGCTAATCACCCCCATTCTTAAATTATGGTCATTTACCTCACACACCCCATTCATGGCGCTAAAGTTGCAACGATGCACTTAGAAGCTGAGATGGATGAAAAAAATGGCTGGACTCGCTATAATCCAGACACGCCTTCAGAACCCGAAGAAGCGGCTCCCGTGAACGCACTCGGGACTAAACGCAAAAACCGCAAAGTTGAGGTATCAACCGAGCTTGTATCCGAAGGAGTCTAAGCATGACAACGTACACCGCTGGCCAACAAATCGAACGGGCACTACGGCTTCTCGGTGTGCTTGCTGAGGGTGAAACGCCTTCTGCTGCTACTTCTCAAGATGCGCTGATGGCGCTCAATCAAATGATTGACTCGTGGAACACTGAACGCCTGTCGGTGTTTTCTACGCAAGATCAAGTGTTCACATGGCCTTCTGGCGCTATTAGTCGCACACTTGGTCCATCTGGTGATTTTGTGGGCAATCGTCCCATTTTGTTTGACGATGCTACATACTTCAAAGCGCCCAACGGCGTGTCGTATGGCATCAAATTTATCAATCAACAGCAGTACGATGGTATTGCTGTTAAGACCGTAACGTCTACATACCCGCAGGTAATTTTCGTCAACATGACATTTCCAGATGTGGAAATGTTTATCTACCCACGTCCTACGCAGGATTTGGAATGGCACTTTATTTCGGTTGAAGAACTAAATAACCCTGCCACTTTGTCCACGGTTTTGTACTATCCGCCCGGTTATCTACGTGCTTTTACGTACAACTTGGCTATGGAATTTGCGCCTGAGTTTGGCATTGAGCCAAGCCCACAGGTCAAGCGCATCGCTATGACCAGCAAGCGGGATCTCAAGCGCATCAACAATCCTGACGATGTGATGGCGATGCCTTACGCATTGGTGGCAAACCGCCAGCGCTTCAACATCTATGCCGGTAACTACTGATGAAAACGCCGATTCTCGGTCAATCCTATGTGGCTCGTAGCGTCAATGCTGCGGATGCCCGTATGGTCAATTTGTTTCCCGAGGTATTATCTGAAGGTAAAGAAGCTGCATTCCTGCAACGTGCTCCCGGCCTGCGTAAACTAAACACTGTTGGTAACGGCCCTATCCGTGGCCTATGGGCTTTTGCGGCTGACGATGATGTGGCCTTTGTCGTGTCGGGCACTCAGCTTTACAAAATCAGCCCCACCTATGTGGCCACACTAATTGGTTCAGTCAGTGGCACTGGGCCTGTCAGCATGGCCGACAACGGCACACAATTGTTCATTGCCTGCAACGGCCCCAGTTACATTTACAACAATGACACTGGCGCATTTGGTCCAATTACCGATACCGATTTTCCCGGTGCTGTAACTGTGGCTTATTTGGATGGCTACTTTGTGTTCAATGAGCCAAACAGTCAAAAGATGTGGGTGACTCAGCTTTTAGACGGCACATCCATCGACCCGCTTGACTTTGCCAGCACCGAAGGCGCTCCTGACGGTTTGATTGCCGTGTCATCCAATTTCCGTGAAATCTGGGCGTTTGGTACAAACTCGATTGAAGTTTGGTACGACACAGGCGCTACAGATTTTCCCCTTCAGCGCATCCAAGGTGCGTTTAATGAGTTAGGCTTGGCTGCTCCATTCTCTGTTGCCAAAGTGGACAATGGTTTGTTTTGGCTTGGCCGTGACCGCCGTGGTCAGGGTATTGTTTACCGTGCCAACGGCTATTCTGGTGAGCGCATCTCGACTCATGCTGTTGAGTGGCAGATTCAGCAGTACGCTGATTTGACAGATGCAATTGCCTACACGTACCAGCAAGACGGTCACAGCTTTTATGTCCTAATTTTCCCTACGGCCAACACCACATGGGTGTACGACTTGGCAACTCAGGCTTGGCATGAGCGTGCAGGTTTTGTCGATGGTGCGTTCACTCGTCACCGTAGCAATTGCCAGATGGCGTTTAATCACGAAATTGTGGTGGGCGACTTTGAAAACGGCAATATCTACGCTTTTGACTTGGATGACTACACGGACAACGGTAGCATTCAAAAGTGGCTACGCACATGGCGTGCTCTGGGTCCGGGTAAAAACGATCTCAAGCGAACCGCTCAACACAGCCTCCAACTCGATGTTGAATCTGGTGTTGGTTTGAACACTGGTCAAGGTAGTGATCCTCAAGTCATGCTACGCTGGTCAGATGACGGTGGCCACACTTGGTCCAACGAACATTGGGCATCAATTGGCAAAATTGGCCAATACTACAAGCGTGTATTCTGGCGGCGCTTGGGCATGACCTTGAAAATACGAGATCGTGTTTATGAGGTGTCCGGTACTGATCCCGTGAAGATTGCCATCATGGGTGCTGAACTTCACGCAGACGGTACAAATGCCTAGTCCTAATGCTAGTCCAACGCCAATCACGCCACCCCGAGTGCCGCTGGTTGACCCTCGCACGGGCTTAATTGACCGTGCTTGGTATTTATTTTTTCTGTCGCTGTTAAATGTTGCGACTGCCGTTGTTGACGATCCTTCGGTTGGTTCAGACGTTGAATCCTTGCTTGCGACTTACGATGCCGCACTTCGTTCTGTCAATCAAGAACTGCAAACCCTGCCGCCAACGGCTGAGTTAAGCGCTGAGTTAATCAAACAAATTCAGGAAGCCAATCTTGTTGACTGTTGCTCGGCTTTGGTTTCCCAAATAGCCGAGATGCAAAAGCAGATCGAAGCGTTAAATGTTTTGCCACCGCCAGCGCAAGGCACTGTGACCGCCGTAACCGCTACAACACCTGTGGTGTCTTCTGGTGGCACTGCGCCTGATATTAGCCTTGCGGCTGGTTACGGTGACACTCAAAACCCTTACGCAGTTAAGACCGCCAACTATGTATTGGCTGGCCCAACATCGGGCGCGGCGGCTTTGCCTACGTTTAGGGCTTTAGTAGCCGCTGACATTCCAACGCTGTCTTACGGTTCAGTTACCAGCGTATCTGTTGTGTCGGCAAATGGCTTTGCCGGTACAGTGGCAAATGCCACCACCACGCCTGCAATTACGCTGACCACCACAATCACTGGCTTGCTTAAAGGCAACGGCACGGCAATTTCTGCCGCCACAGCCAATACAGATTACATGGGTGTTGCCGCACCAGTTACCAAAACGGCTGACTTTACTGTTGCCAATGGTGAAATCTGGTACATCAACAATAAGTCAGGATCGACTTGCACCGTGACCTTGCCAACCGCTTCGTCATGGACTGGTCGTACGTTGACATTTAAGAATATGCAGGCACAGACCCTAGTGTCGGCATCAAGCAACGTTGTGCCAATCGACAGTACGGTTGCTGGCACAGCAATCCTCTTGGCAGTTGTAGGAAATTGGGCGACAATGGTGTCTGACGGCACAAATTGGGTCATCATGCAACAAGCCGCTAATAACTGCCTCTTATTGGAGTAAACCATGACA